CGTCCGTTTGTGACAGGCTCGCGATCAGTGCTCGTTGCGCGTTGTCGTCCCAGGCGCCGCCGTTGTCGACCAGCGACTGCGTCAGGTCATCGGTTACGCCCTTCACCTCGGCTTGCGCGGCGCCTATCTCCTGGAACGCCCCGACGATGGCGTCGACGGCCAGGCCGGCCACGATGGTCACGCCGGCGCCGGCGGCGGCAGTTCCCAGACCTTTCAGTTTCCCGCCGGTCTCTTCCGCTTCCCCCGACACGGCGCTGATCTGTTCGGCGAGGTCGCCGAAAATGCCGGTGGCGTTGGAGAACGGGCCGAGGAACGTCGAGGCGAACCCGGCGCCGGAGGTGGCCAGCCCGGACGCCTTGCCCTTCACCTCGTCGATGTCCTTGCCGACCTGTTTGATGCCGCCCTTGGGGCCGGTCTCCTTGATGTTGGCGGTCACGGTGAACGTGTCCGACTTGGGCGCGTCGGCCAGTTTCTTGACCAGGGCGTCGACCTTGTCGTCGCCCGTCACGGTGGCGGTGACCTTGGGCGTGGTCGACGACGGCAGACCGGCCAGGTCGGTGGCCAGGCCGTCGACCTTGTCGTCGCCGGTGACCGAGGCGGCGACCCGGGTGTCGGTGGTCGCTGGTAGGCCGGCCAGGTCGGTGGCCAGGCCGTCGACCTTGTCGTCGCCGGTGACCGAGGCGGCGACCCGGGTGTCGGTGGTCGCTGGTAGGCCGGCCAGGTCGGTGGCCAAGCCATCGACGAGGTCATCACCGGTGACGTCGGCGGCGACCTTTGCGGTGACCTTGTCGGGGATCTTCCCGATGTCCTTGGACAGGTCGGTGATGTCCTCGGCGCCGGTGACCTGGGCGGCGATCTGCGTGACAACCCTGGTGGTCTTAGTGGCCACGCCTGCCGCCTCTCGCCTTGTCCCGCTTGCTGTTCCGGGCCTCCAACACGTCGAGCATCGTTGCCGTCACCCGGTCATCGGCGGCCATCCAGTAGTCGGGCGTCGTCCCCGGGACCGCGATCGCTAGTTCGCAGGCGAGCCGCTGCCACTCGCCTGCCCGGTAGGGTCCACCCGCTCGATGTCGACCTTGTCCCAGTCGGCGATCTGCGGCCAGAAGCTGGGCCAGGTGAACGACTGGGCGATCAGGCCGGTGCGGCGCAGCGCGCACCACAGGGTGCCGGCGGTGTCGACGCGCCAGTCGCCGGCGCCCGACTCCTTGCGCTCGGCGGCGAACTTCGCCCAGGCGATCCGGTCGGCGTAGGAGACTGCGACGCCGAGGAATTCGGTGCCGTCCTCGAGCAGCACGTCGAAACTGTCCCGGGTCCACTGCTTGTCACTCATCGGTCACCCCAACGCTTTGGTCAATATCTCGGACACCTTGTCGGCGTATGCCTTGTCGATGACGTCGTGGTCGGCCATGCGGCCCAGGGCGTCGGTGAGGAACAGGCTGGGTTTGATGCCACGCTTGGGCCAGCCCCAATGGATCGGCTGGGCGTACTTGATCGCGGCGCCGCCGGCGGTGACATTCACCTGGGTGTCGGCCTTTTTGGTGGGCCGGGCGATCCGGAAGGCGATCGAGGCGCGTAGGTTCCCGGACCGGTTCGGGGTGAGCCGGCGGGACAGGCTGACCAGGGTCGCGCCGAGCTCGGCGGACGCCTCGTCCAACCCGCGTATCTCGTCGGCGGCCTTCGCCATGGCCTTGGCCAACGCCTTCGGAGTGTCGAACCCGGCCACCGGTCACGCCGCCGGTTCGTCGGCCTCGGACGCGGCGGCGGCGACCGACGTACCGGCGGCGGCGACGCCCGCCTTGGGCGCCATCGTCTGCGTCCAGGTCAGGGTCGCGCCCTGCTTGTAGAGGATGTCGCCGACGGTCTGGAACGAGAAGTCCGAGACCAGCGGCGCTCCGTATTCGTCCCCGCCGAACGTGAGCGGCGTGAGCAGGACGGACCCGGATGCCTCGAGACCGGCCGAGGTCGAGGGTTCGAACGTGAAGGCCGCGGTCTCGCCCCAGTGTTCCGAGCACGCCTGGAACAGCCCGCCACCGACGCCGGCGTCGATGTCCTGGTCGACGTTGCCGGCCAGCGTCCCGGTCGGGGTGAGCGTGCCGGGGATCTCGGTCCCGCACAGCTTGAACGTCGAATCGCCGACGGACACGTCCGTTGTCAGGGTCATCGAATTGACCAGGCATGAATGGTCGACCGGGGTGCCGGCCGTGCCGATCGTGATGGTGAACACGCCCGGTCCCAGTGCGACAGACATTTCCTTCTCCTTGTCCTAAAGCGTTGGTGTCCAACTGATCTCGTAGGCCGGTAGCAGGCCGCCGGTCGGCGCCGACACGTCGACGGGTTCGGCGCCGGCGAACGGCCAGCCCAGGGCGTCGCCGGTCTTGGACAGGGTGTCCATCAGCACCGGCATGGCCTGGGCGCGCGGCAGGTCCGGGCCGATCACCCACGCCGTGATCTCCATCCGGTTGCATCCGCCGAACCGGAACGCGAGGCCGGGCGCCCGGATCAGGACGCCGGGCGGGTCGACGTCCTGCAACGATTCCCACGCCGACACCCCGCCGGTGGACAGGGTGGCGATGATGCCGGCGGTGGCGGCGGCGACCTGATCCGCCAGGGGGCTCATCCGAACGTCCGATTTGGTCGCAGCCACCCGGCCATCCGTAGGCCGCGTTCGATCTCCGGGTCGAACCGGGCCACGTACATGATCGAGTCCGAGAACGTTTCGATCCCGCCGGGGGAATTCCGGCGCCGCCACAACCGGGCGGCCAACGCTGTTGCGGCGGTGAGGGTTTCGGCGTCGGGGGAGTACGCGGTCCGGTCGGCGTCCCACCATTCCGGCCGGTAGGTCTCCGCGGTGGCCTCGGCGGAGGCGCAGCACTGGGCGAGCAGGGCGGTGTCGTCGTCGGACAGCGGCGCGGCCAGTTTCAGCCACACCGCTACCGACGACGGGTCCAGCCACCCTGCCACTGGATCTACTTCGACCGGGACGACGCCGCGGCCGTCGTCGTGGCGGTCATGGTGGACTGCGCCAGCCCGGCGGCGTTGTGGACCAGGTCGGCGCCGTAGTAGAACAGCGCGACGTCGATACCGCCGTTGGGAATGTTCACGGCCTGCACCCGGATCTGCGGGGTGTCGTAGTGCGTCATCGCGTTCCGGTTTCCGGCGATGACGACGCCGGCGGCCAGGCCGGTCGACATGCCAAACGACAGGCCGCCGAGGCTGCCCGACCCGTCGGCGATGGACAGCGTCCCGGCAAGCCACGCCGGCGACTCGGCCGTGGTGATCGCCAGGAAGGCGGCGAACACGTCCGGCGCCACCGCGATGAAAGTCACCGGGGCGCCCGCGGCCAGCACCGCGCCGGCGGCGGCGGTGATCGCCGCAATCGGCCCGGGCCCGGCCGGGGCGACGTCGGCGGCCGCGACGGTGACCGCGTTACCGACGGCCACCTCGACCTTCAAGGCCAGGTCGAACGACGCCGCGGATAGCAGCGACTCGATCATGCCGGTGTTGAAGTCCGTGTAGATGCGGTCGACGTCCCAGCCGCCAGCGAGCCGGTAGATGGGCGCGGTCGCCGCCTCGGTCTGCGCCTTGTTCGACGGGATCGCCGCCTTGTTCCCGGCGTACGGGCCGACCTGCGGATACACCTTCCAGCGCCACCCGTTGACGGGCGAGCCGGTCAGGTTGTCGTGGTTGACGGCGTTGGTCAGGAACAGCTCGGCCAGCCGCGGCGTCCAGAGCTCGTCGACCCACTGCGGCCGGATGTAGCCGGCGCCGGCGTCGTCGGCCGGGACGATGTCCTGCAACGCCGCGTTGACCTGGGCGGCGTCCTTGGCCGTCGACATGGCCCGCGCGATGAACGATGCGGCCTCGGCCCGGGACGGGCTGGTCCGGGACGCACGCAGCGGAGCCGGCGCGGCGAACGTTGCCAGGGGTCCCGGCGCCTGCGCGGCCGATAGCACGGACGCCGGGACGTTTTGAGACGCCGACGCTGCGCCGGCCGGGATCGCCTCGGCGACCGCGGTCGCCGCTTCTGTTGACGTCATGGGTTCCTCCTGGTCGAGTCCGGCGGCCAGGCGGGCCGACGGGTAGGCGGGAAGCGCCGTCAGGGCGACGGCGTCCAGTACCGCTGATGTGATGACGCCACGGTCGATGACGACGTCGGACAGTTCCACCGACAGTGCGTCGCGGACGTGTTCGCGGGCCTCGAGCAGCGCGGCGTCCCCGGCCGGCGTCGCCGCGATCCGGAACGTCAGGCCGAGCGCCTGTGCCGTCTCGGCGGCGGCGAGGACGTAGCCGACCGGGGTTTCCCGGCCGTGTTCGGTGAACACCTTCACCCTGCCGAGGTCGGCGATCGGATAGTCGATCGCGCCGGCCTTCACCGACAGGCTGCCGATACTGGTCCGGCCGAGCTCGCCGAACGGGACCGCGACGCCGGAGAGCACCCGCGGGTCCAGGCCGGCGTCCCCTGCCGCGGAGGCGTCCGCGGTCAGGATCGGCGAACCCATGCCCAGCGTCACCCGTCCGACCTTCGCCGCTGCCATAGCCGCCTCCTAGTCCGCTGCGTTCGGTGGTTCGTTGGGGGACAACGACGGCGCGGTGCGGGCGGCGACGTCGAACGCGACCCGCTGCCCGCGCGGCAGGATGTCGTCCATCGACAGCCGGGCGGTGATCGGATCCAGGTACAGCGTCAGGCCGTAGTCGAGCCACTGCCCGGATCGGCCGGTGGCGGTCTGGTACTCGAGGGACGCGCCCTGCGCTGTGGCGTCGATCATCAGCGCCGGCATGGACACGTTGCGGGCGGCGTCGAGCGCCTCCTGGTTGCGGGCGGCGGTCATGCCGTCGCCGGCGCGGACGTCGTGTTCCCGCAGTTCGACGGCGCTGTTGGTGAAGATCACGCCCTCGTTGTCGGCCATCGCCTGCCGGATCGCGCCGATCATGTCAGCGATCTCGACGTCGTCCAGCGGTGTCTCGGTGGTCTGGTGGACCTCGAGGCGCAGCGGCCGGCGGGCCTGGTCGTACGCGGCGTCCTCGAGGAGA